TAAAATGTTTGTAGATGCATCTAAAAATAATCCATGTGTTTTATTGTCAGTTTCTACACGAAAGTCGTAATTATCACTAGAGTCATTAAATACAAATTCGGTTGTACCCATCTTTGCTCTTTGAGTAGGGGTTTGACCAGTAGCACTAGCAGTATTAACAGTTGAAAAACTTAAATTGCCTGAAGCATCACCATTTATTACAGTTCCTTTATGTCCAGTAGTAGTAAAAGTATTTGCACTATCTTCAACAAAAGTACTAAAACCTATATATGGAGCGCCACTATTACCAAAAGACCCAATAGTTCCATAAAACCCTGAACCATTGTTATTATGTCCAAACTCAATTCCAGAACCGTTTCTTCGTACTCCAAGAAAAGAAGGTGATTGCATTCCAAAACTAGAACCTATTTGTACTACGTCATTGCCCCCATCAATAAACATCATATGAGTTTTGCCGTTAGTCTCAACACGGAAGTCTAAGTCTATACTTTCTTCATTTATAACAACTTCAGCTTGAGTGCTATCATGTGTCATATTAATAAAACTTCTATCTGCACCAGCAGTAATAATATTAAATGACATACGACCCCGTTCAGTGCCGTTGGTTGCGTCTTTTATTTGGTTAACAATTTGACTGTATATTGTAGAGTTATCTGCATCATCTTCACCTAAGAATTGTATTTTACCTAGTTGATCATTATCAGCAGGACTACTAGAATTACGATTCATTACTAAAAGAGGACCAACATTTGCATCTGCATCAGTAGACACAAGAGTAAGCTGTGTATCGTTAGTGCCATTTGTTATAGTTACTGATCCTGTGTCTCCTATACGCATGGCTTCTGAGATTGACCCACCATTTCTAGTTGAAAACACAAATGCTGACTTTTCTGCGCCATCAGAAACATCAGTAAATATTGTGTCTATGTGGCCCATAGTTGATTTAGTTCCACCATCATCTTCAGACTCAAAGGTCATTCTTGTACCAATACCATCACCAGCAGTACCAGTTGTGGTGTGCGTTAGTGTAAGTTGTTGCGTAACTCCTGTATTTGTAGCGTCATCAGATACCAACTCTAAAAGCGAACTTGGTGTGCTAGTTCCGATTCCAATATTACCAGAGCTACCCTGAACAAACAAAGCATGTGTATCGTCATCAGATTCAACACGGAAATCTATGTCTCGACTGTCTTCATTAACCACAACTTCAGCTTGAGTGCCATCATGTGTCATATTAAAGAAAGTTCTGTCTGAACCAGCAGATATAAGATTAAACGACATGCGACCATCTTCAGATCCGTTGGACGCATCTTTTATTTGATTAACAATAGAACCAAATATTGTTGAGTTATCTGCATCATCCTCACCTAAGAATTGAATTTGACCTAATTTATCGCCATCTGCAGGAGAGCTAGAATTACGATTTAATACAAGAAGAGGTCCATCATTTGCATCTGCATCTGTGGAAATAAGGGTCAACTGTGCATCGTTAGTACCATTTGTTATACTTACTGACCCAGAGCTTATTTCCATAACGGTAGTATCACTACCTGCTACCATAGTGTTAAACTTTAAAGATCCATCCTCTGTACCATCAGTAACATCATTTGCTGTTGCTAGTATAGATGCATAGATTGTTTTGTTATCGCCATCATCCTCTCCTGAGAAGTCGATGTGACCCAGAGCATCATTATCTGCTGGGCTTGCTGATTCTCTAAATATATCAAGCTGTGGACCTTTAGAATTACCTGCATCTGTAGACTTTACAGAGATTTGATTAGGTGTAAGGCCACCGTCAACATTTACTGTACCCTCAAAATGTGCATCCTTAAACTTCAGGCTGGTAGTACCCAAATCCACAGTATTGTTTGTCTTTGGACGTAAAACAGAAGCAGTAATAACTACATCCTGTGATGGACCAAGCACTTCAATGGGCGCACCTTCAGCAGATGTCCCATCATGTGTGTGTCCTGAAGAGGAGTTAAACGCAGCTTCTATAGCATCGTATTCACCATCAAAGTCTGCAGCATTAATAACGTTGCCATCAGCAATATTATTACCTGTGTCGTTTCTAGTGTAACCTGTTCCCATGTCAATTTACCTTCTTGTATTTGTGCCGTATTCTAGTGTGATAGCATCTAGTGAAAATGGTGGGTCTGAGCTATCAGACGTGAATTGTAAAGATACAACAAACCCTGTTCCTATTAACTGTGTTTCAAATAATGTTTTTAATTTTGTGCTATATACTGCTGTTGATCCGTATGTAGCCTGACCCATGAAAGCAACTTGTCCTGTTTGGTTATTAAAGTCAATCTTAGTAGGTTGTACACTATCTTTCTGGTCAAAGTCAAGTTTTAAAGATACGTCAAAGGACACGCTACCTTGTGGATCTGTATATAAGAACATCTTGTAAAATGTCTTACGTATTCTAGGGTCACTGATTGGCATAAACGGTGTAGAAAATGTTGTTACAATGTTTGTACCATCAAAGTTATTACTTCCGTCTTCTAGCTGATATAGAAAACCATCATCATTAGAAAACACTATAGTTTCAGTACCTAAGTAAAACCTGCTATCTGCTACGTGCGCTCTTATCCCTCGCAGTTCACCCCAGGCCATGTCCTCGCCACCCTGCCCAGCAAATTGTGTGCCTAGTATACCTTGAGCGTTTTCCTGTGTCAAGCCACTTTTGAAACCTAAGATACGATACTGAGACTTCTCACGAATAACTAAACTAGTAAATGATGTGTTGTCTCTAATAAAATTTACAAGCTCATTCTGTATGGTTTTGGACACAACAGCTAAACCAAAGTCGCCTATTCTATCTGTTGCACTTAATAATCTTAAACCATCAGGTGCAAGAAACATTACATCTCCACCTATCTCCTGTATGGTATCTTCATCAATACAACCTATATCTAATGTGATTGGCTGTAACTGAAAGTCTGCTTGAGTGTTACCTACTAGCTTTTGTACTGTGCTTTCAGTAAATATTATAAGCTGATCTCTAAATACAACTAGTCCTGTAACATTGTTACCTACAGATATTACACCAGAACCATTTGCTGCTGTGAAGTCATTATCTGTAAAAGGTGCAGTAAAAGTTATTAGATTGTTTTTAGCAAAAAATAGTTGACTCTTAAAACTTACAACAAAGTCTGCTCCTACTACATCTGACGGTGCGTCATTTAGCGCAGTAAAGGTTGTTCTGTCGTACAAAGCAGGAACGTTAGTACTGTCTACTATTGCAATCTTTTCAGTACCACTATAGTTATACCTAGCAAATCTAGTTTTACTAGCACTTTCTCTTGACGTACTCAAAAAAGTTATTACAGCATCATCTGCTGGAGAACTAGCTAGAGCAGGTGTTATTGTTACAGTAGTGCCACCAGAACTAACGGTAGGTGTAGAAACTACAGTATATATTAGGTCTACACCTGCTATCTTAAATACGTCACCGCCTTGAGGTGTACTACTTAAACCATCTATATCTAGAGTAGTTCCTGTCTGAGATGCACCGTTAACTAATACTGTTCCGTAAGCTGGTACATTTACAAGAGAGTATCCTGTGCCTGATGTTTTGTAAATGCTTTGATTCTTAGCTACTATTACATCATCTAGAAATACAGCGCAACCTAAAGTTAAGTAGGTAGAGCTAGTGCTTTCAAACTTTACAGTAGCTCCGTTTATTGGAGAAGCAAGTAAGCTAGATGTTAAAGTTAAGTTTGCTGTATTAGCTCCCCCATCAAAAGTAACTGCACCTGATGCTATAGTGTATAGGTGAGTAAATGTTAACTCTGTATCATTATCTAATGATTGTGCAGTGGATAAGACAATATTGTTTTGGTCAGTTACTGTTGCTACTGTTACAGTACCAGAAACACCTTGACCTGTAACTGTCATACCTACAGCAATAGTACCAGAGTTACCATCAAGAACTACTGCAGTAGTAGAATTTGTAGCACCGTTTACATTAGCAGTAGCGTGTGTTACCCTAAGTGTATCTCCTGCTACTGGTGTTTTACGTATATTAGCAATGTTTAATGATGTACCAGTTTGACTTGCGCCTCTTACAACAGGTGCGCCATACGGCGGTATAATATCAGTATCAAACTTCTTGTAGCCCTCTACCCTACGATAGCCACCCTCAATGGATGGCTCATAGTTCCTGAGTACACGTGCAGATCCTGGCATGTTAGTAATAAGACCCCCACGAAACTCGATGGGAAAGGTTTCACGTTTTGTAGGCATTTATTAAAGCGCCCTTACAGAAGTAGTAATAGGATGTCTAACAGTTGATCTTATATAGTCATAACGGTTTATGTATAGACTTCTCATTTGTTTTATCTCAAGATCAAAACGACTCTGCATCATGTTAGATTCTTGAGCTTCGCCTCTAAACATATAAGCAAAATACATAGCACCGTTTACAATCACATATCTAAACTGCTCTGGTATAGTAGGCACGTCTGTATCATTAACAAGATCAACAGGAAGTCTAAAGTATTCGTATACTAATTCATATGCTTTATCTGGTGGATTAATAATACCAAACTCTTGGTTTGGCGCTCTAAACACACGATTAGGAAGACCTCTTACGCTTGTTGAAGTATCATACTCTAGATCAACAAACTTATCTAGGTATTCATTATAGTCAAGTTCTGTTAGTTTTACCGTCCCGTTACCCAGTGTATCATTTTGTTTTATTCTAAAGGTTTTAAAGTTTATAGTTTTTGCATCTGCAGGATACGCATATCTAGTAATACCTGCTGTTAATGTTTCTGTTTCTTCCACATGGTTATAAGGCCATTCAAACTCGTGCTGATTTATATATCGTATAGCTGCATTTACAGCATCTTTGACCATAGAGTACTCACCTTTTGCGGTAAGAAAGTTTGCAGCCGCCCCTGTGCCGCCTGTAAGCTCTACTTCATTAAGTCTACGATTTACATCATTTACTAAACCGATATAGTCATAAGCCATATTAGCGTTCCTTTAATCGTAGTTTAATACTTCTTTCAGCAGTGCTTCCTGTAGTATCTGTCATTTGACAAAAGAAAGTATACTCCACATTGTTTTGACCACCGCCTATATTTATAGTAGCAACAGTGCTTGTATTTGTCTGTGTTATATTTTGTATACTATCTGTAGTTGCACCAAGAGAAGCTGTAGTTAAGTTTTGTCCATTTTGTAACTCTGTTTTAGTATTAAATAAAGTAGACTTAACAAACCATTTAACACTACTAATTGTTGCAGTATCAAGAAATCTTGACCAATCTACACTATAGTCTAACGTTTCATCTGGGTCTTTTATAGGCCAACGAAAACTCATTTATTAATCCTCATTTGCGTAGACAACCCTATCTGCTGATGTGGGTCTATTTTCTACAAATATAATTCTTACCTCTGCAGGTACTCTTACTGTTCTTTCTGCTGATGTACTCATTACGCTGCTCTTGGAACTCTAACCGCACGTCTTTTACTGTAAAGATGTGCTACTGCCTGATAATCAAACTGAACTGCTGTTACGGTTGGGTTACCTATTATACCTGGTAAAGCAACTGAAGTTAGACCTGCTCCTGTGTTAGCTGTTACTCCGTTTACAGAACCTGTGGCAGAAACACTACCAAGTTTTTCTGTAGGTTTCTCTTCTAGCTCATTTACTTCACCTGTAGCAGATACACCTGTTAATGTTATAGATGATGTTGCTTTTACTACAAGTGTACCTATAGCTCCTGTAGCAGATACACTAGCTAGTTTTTCAGATAGGTTAACTTTTAGAGTGCCAAGTGAACCTGTAGCAGATACACTACCTAGTCTTTCAGATATATCAATCTCAAAGCCGCCAGCAGATACAGATTCTATAGTTCCTGTCAGTGCGTTTTGTGTTACAGGAACACGATTTACACTTTTTACAGTTAGTCCTGAACCGTTTAATGTAAATGTACCTACAACGCCAGTAATGTTAGGTGTTAAATTAACTTTTACTGTGTTAACAGAACCAGTAGCAGAAACACTTTGTAGAGCCTCGCTTGTTTTAGGTTCTATCGTACCTAGCGCACTTGTACCTGCGACTCCAGTTAAAGTTCTTGATATGTTTACTGCGCCATAACTAGACGCACCATATACACCTACACCGAACTTAGCTGAAGCTGCTACAACTGCCATAACTTACCTCTTAGGCAATACGTATTACTGCGTTAGATGCGTCTGCTGTTGGAAACTCAATAGTTAAATCACCTGCTGTAGCACTAACTGTACCACCAA